GCTCTTTTTTAAGGTAAAGCGCTGCTCTTTTTTAAGGTAAGGCAATCTGATACATAATCCGATGCAAGGCCAGAAAATACCTCTCACCCGCTGCAATTTGTGGTCTTGACCGTGGCGCTGGCCGTCCATAGATACGATTTACACCACAGCGCGACCCGATACGGGGAAAATGGCTCGCGGCTCTACCGTATATACCACCTCAGATTTTTCTATCAAAATTAGGTGTATGTGTATGTTGTATGTATTAAGTATTATGTTGTTATATGTGTGTGAAAAAGAGGGGGGTTATAAGTACAGGTAATGGAAAGAATCCTCAAGGCACTTTAAGCTAAGGTAGCGAGGGTTGGAGGGAAGTCTTAAAGTACCTTGAGGAAATCTTAGATCACCTCCTAGAGGATTTTGAGCAATACCATAGGGTGTCTATACTATAGGTATATCAAAGGGGGGGGTGGCCTTAAGGGGAAGTTTAGAACTTACCTAATTATAACAATGGATTAGAAGGCTTGTTCTTTACTTTCTCAAGTCTGCTTTCAAGACCTTTAAGTTCTTCTTGAATTGAACTAACTTTTGTTTGAAGGACTCGTATATCTGATTTAATTTGACTTGTACTTGGGACACGTATGCCTTCAACTTTGTTAGCATTTGCTTTAACTTGTCCCCTAAGCTGTTCAATTTCTGTACCAATGTGTCCAATATCATTATCTTCTATCCTTACTTCTAGTTTAGTTAGTCTTGCTTCAAGGTGAGTAGCATCTGTACTAGCTTCTAGTGTAGATACCTTCTCAGTTAGTGTTCCATATCCTACAGCAGCACCCCCAATAGAGGAAGCTATACCTATCCATAAGGCAACATCTTGTGCATTCATTGTAATATTGTCTCCAAGCCTTGTTCAGGGTCATTAGCGTACATAAAGTACATAGCACTCTCTACGCCTACGTTGTGGTTGTTCCAATCTAGGTTAAGTTGTGTGGGTATTAAGTGATCAATAGAGACTGCTGTGTTTGTAAAGAAATCCATGACTGTATTCGTAGCCATGAATGAGGTAGCTATAGTGTCTATGACGTAACTATCTTGAGCATAACTTTCAATCATGTTCTTAGTCAGACTAGCTTCTAACATTCCTGTAATGCTGGTATTGAACTGTTGACGACTAGATTCCTTAATAGCTCTTAAATCATTCTCAGTTGCATAAGCCTCTGCATTGATCTTAGTTTGCTGATCACCATCAACAAGCATCTCAGCTATACTTGTAACTGCTGCTATCTCGCTCGCTGCTTCAATCAGGTTCTCTTTCTCGTCTTCATAAGTACCTTGCTCTACGTCAATCATATCGTTCAGTAGAACGGCTGTGAGAGCCTCTGGGGTGCTGTTCACTAAACCATCAGCATAGGCAGCATTAAAGGTGTCCATTTGTTCAGGTGTTAGCTCGTAGCTAGTCCCATCATCGTTGTTGTAGATAATAGTATTACCATCAAGCATAGACTGAGTAGTCCATTGGATGTAGTCCTGCATATTACTATTTATTACAGTCGTTATCGTAGACGTGCTTTCGCTTAAATGCGTCATATCGAAGTCGTTTTCCTGTGCATTCGCTGTCCTTGGTAACAACAACAGGAGCAACAGGGACAAACTCAGGGTGTTCCGTATAATATTCAAGTGCTTCATCTCCAATGAGTCCTTTAATAGGGCATGGGGTTTGTGCATTACGCATAGCCCACCAAACCCTTGGGTCTTGACACATAATACTGGTAGCTGCCACCTTCAATCCCAAGCTAGAGAGCTGTCTACTTAGCTTTAGACGCTCACAGTTCTCATCTATCTTCATCTTAGACGTACTGATCCCTATCTGGAGGGTCTGAACGCCTGATCCTGAAGTAACGATACAAGTATCTGCTTGATATGTGGGGGTGGAAGGAGCTACGGCAGTGGTTACTGGCATACCCTCTTGGTTTACGGTAGTTTCGGTTGTAGTAGTAATAGTCTCTGCTTGCTGATTAGTACCAAAGTCTCCTACATTTGCTTCACTAGCTTGCGTGAACGGACTGATAAGTATTAAGCAGCACATTAGTTTTATCTTCATGTACTTTTAACTCTTCTATTTTAATTACCCATGAATTAGGAATGGCTATAAACGCACCACCCTCTTGTAGTTCTTCTGCTACAATTCGAGAGCGCATAACAATGACTTTTTCTTGATCATTATGTACTAACCAACCTACTTCTTGGGCTACTGCACATTCATGGCTTAGTATGTCATCAATCTCTGTCCAAGCTCCGTCAGAGTCTTGAGCATCCTGCCACGTTAGTCTTACCATTGGTATATCTGTTATATCCATGAATTAGCCCTTCTTGGTGAACTGACGTTGTAGCTATTTTCAAACTTATGTAGCTCATCCATCAATAATTGGTTTTTCCTTTCTTTCATCTCCTCATCAACATCCGCAGCCATCTGTTCTACCCAATAAGCCACCCCCATAGCCAAAGCATCGAGTCTATCATCGTGAGCCAAAGCTCCACGTTGTTTAGTAACTCGTGTCATCTGGTAAGTGAGCATATATCGTTGGGCTTTCTCAGGAGGATGATGTTGAACACTATCAAAGTCTTGTTGAATGACTTTTGGATCAATGATTAACTTGTGCTGGTTCATTACAGGCTCAAGTGTATCAATAATACGCAATTCTTTCTGTTTGCTGTGCCTAACTTCCTCCGTACTAACTGGATATATCTTTTTAAGTATTGGTTTAATGAGTTCAGTAAACATACCGTCACCAAAGTTACTCTCAATGAGTACCATGTTGACCTTATGTCTTTTAGCAATAGTGGCAAGTCCTGTTAAAGTTGACTCACTGTACCCGCCAGCTATACCTGCACAATCAGCTACATACAAATAACCATTGAGCATTTTAACAACAGCATAGGCTGTCTCATCCTGACCACGACCTGAAGGGTCAATAACCAAGACAGAACCATCATAATCCACGTACTCGCCTATAGTGGCCTCTGGTGCATAGAACTTATCACCCGATAAACCTACATTAGGTATGTCTTTAATCTCTTTCATAACGCCATACACGAGCTTCTCAGGCGCTTTGTCCTTATCTACAGACATAATCATCAAGTCAGACAGCTTCAAAGGGTATCTATCAGTGTCGCTCATAGATGTATCAAGCATAAACTGTAGTGCAAACCCTGATCTACCGTAAGATAGCTCACGTTCAAGTAAGTCATCATCGTCAAACCGTTTAGGGTCTACTGGGAGGCCGTCTAAGGGGGTGTCTGCGGAGGATATAGAGTTCCATAACATAGGGGCTAAACGTGTCCCATACGCTTTCTCAGCGTCTTCTACAGCAGGGTAACGAGCTGGCCACACCCTCATTTGGTAACCACGTTCCGTGAGAGTGTTATAGAGACTCATCTCACACTGTGGTGTCCCAAGGTAGAGTATTTTACCTTCAGGTTTAAGTACCGCATCAAACTCTTTCACAGCCTCCCCTAACTTCTCACGCATCATCTGTGTCATCGAGTTATTTGGTACTTCGATGTCATCAGCAATGATTATATCTGCACGACTGCCTGTCAACTGGCCAGTAATCCCTACTGATTTAACAGAGGGGCTACCACTAGCCAGTGCAGGTCTTACGTCAAACGCAATCTTACTCCACCTTTGCTCACTTGTTGCAATGAGATGTTGGCACATTGGGAGTTCTAAGATCAGACGTTGGGTGAATGTCGAGAAATCATCAGCTCTCTGTTTTGAGGCCGACACAACCATAAACTTCTTTTGGGGGTCAAGAAGTAACTGGTGAACGACAAACGCTGCCGTGATGTAGGACTTACCTACCCCACGAAAGGCTTCGATAATGGCTCTTCGAGGACAGTTTTGGATGTACTCGGCCATATCGTATTGTACTGGAGTTGGATCAGGGAGGTTAAGGTGCTTCCAGACTATATATAAGAAGTTACGGAAGTCCTTAAGCTGCTCTGGTACGTTATCCATTACGACTCCTGTTTGAACTTACACTAGAAATGCGTAAGTTACTTGGTGAATTGTTTTTAGGATTGCGATCTTTATGATCAATATCTTTACCTTTAATAGCAAGCTCGCCATGTTTCTTTTTCATGTTGCGTCTAGCTTGTTTTCGAGCATCATTTCGTCTACGTTGCTCAGGTTTTTTGTGATAGTTTTCGTATTCAGCTTTATAATCTCTAGCCATTATCCTTACCTTTTTTCTTAAACCCTATTTTCATTGAGGCATAAGATTTAGGACTGATAGTAGATTTCTTTTTAGACCGACTTGTTCCAGCCTTTTTTCTTTTGTTTATATTTTCGTATAATGACATTAGTGCCTCGCATCTTGTTGTTCAAAAGGAAGTTCTTTAAGTAAATTTGCCATAGGAGACTCAGCAGTAATAATATCGTTACTTGCTCCGTTGTCTTTAAGGAACTTAACGGCTACTGAGAGTTCTGCTGACGTAGCTTCACCAGAGCGTACTCTTGCGAGTAGCTCATCAGTCACTACATCGTGTAGTTCATCTAATTTATTCATGAGTATGTCCAAATTACAGGGGTTGCTTCTCTTACGTCCACATGAACGAAAGTTTTTGCAATACCGATGCCTGTAAATCCCATCGCTAGTGCATTTTGTACGATAGTGTAGCGATCAGCTCCGTGATGGATGCGAATGTCCGCTGCAATACCTAGAGTATGTTGACCACCTTTTGTTTTATGCCTCTCGACACTGTGCATTGGATCACGATACCCTGAAGTGATGATAAAAGGAAACCCACAAGCTTCTCTTAGGTCATCTAGTTTATGAATAAAACCTTCACTCATATTGTTCTTGCCAGTTTCCTGACAGTTAAAGTCTTCGTACTTGAAATATTTAAAGGTCACTTACCTACTCCTTTTACTCGTTCCATTGTTCTCATTCCGCCAAGACCAAGCATACCCATCAGTACAGGTAACATTGTGCTAGTATCTGCTTGCGGTACGATGACACCAAAGGGTGCTGCAAGTGGACTGATAAGAAAGTTTACAGTAAAGCCTAATACACAGACCCACGCTGTTGCGGGTCGCCATGAAGATTGAAACCAGTTACCTTTGGCATCAAGTTTGTTCACCTCTATCTGAGCTTTAGCAATCTCGTGTACGTGCTTCTCAGACATGGTAGCAATTTCATGGGCTATCTTTTGTTTAGT